GATGGTGGAGACACATACTCCAGCATGGCTTCACCTATTACGCAAGGAGTCACACCATAATGAGTAACGTAGAGCGTAGAACTATTACTAACGATTTTGAAGTGCGCGCTGCTGGAGGCTTTACAACCATCACAGGTTATGCGTCTGTGTTCAATAGTCTCAGTCAAAACCTTGGAGGCTTTGTAGAACAAGTATCTCCGGGTGCTTTCAAGAAAACTATCTTGGAAGCAGACGTTAGAGCATTGTTCAACCATGACCCTAACTACGTTCTAGGACGTAACAAAGCTGGAACGCTACGCATGATGGAAGACGCTAAGGGTCTTGCTTATGAGGTTGACTTGCCCGACACACAGCAAGCTAGAGACCTTGCAGAGTCTATGCGTCGTGGTGACATTACACAATCTTCATTTGGGTTCCGTGTCATCCGTGACAGTTGGGGAGTCACAGCAGACGACTACCCTCTTCGTACTCTAGAAGAAGTAGCTTTGTATGATGTTTCTCCTGTCACTTATCCTGCGTATACAGAAGCGTCTAGTGCGTTACGTTCGTTAGCTAAGATGTCTAATACAGATATTGCTACCCTTGTGGATGCTGGTGCTGCTGGAGAACTGCGCGCCTACATTATGGGAGAAGCTCCAACCTCTAACCAGAAGGCAATAGTAGTTGCAGCTTTAGATACTCTTGTTGAGTATTGTGCAGCAGAAGCGCACACGTTCGCTGAGTATGTTATTGCAGATGAAGCGTTAGATGTTGTAGAGGCTTATATTGAAGGAGAGGTTCCTTCTCAAGATATGCCTGAAGAGATTGTTATAGATGAAGACCCTATGGAAGTGCCAGAACAACGTGGTACTTCTGAAGAGATTGACACTGCTCTGGCGGCTGCTAGTGCTGAGGATGATGGGCCGAACACTGTTCACCTTTCTTCTCAAGAAGCACAACGTCGTCTTCGGGATGCTAAGGCTAAAGAACTTGCCTTGCGTCTTCGTATCGCAAGCCGGTAACTCCACTTGCATTTGCTATAACTGATACGCAATCGCGTATTAGCATTTCATATAAGGAGAAATAGAATATGTCTTACGACAATGTAGAAGCGCTCTTTGCTGAGCGTAGACACGCTGTTGAGGAGATGCGTTCAGTAGTTGACTCTGCTGGGGCCGATGGCCTCAATGGAGAAGACACCCAGAAAGTAGAGCGTCTTGACGCTGCTATTGATGGACTTGACACGCGCATCAACTCTCTAGTAGAGCGTGCCGAAAGAGACCAAAAGTCAGATGAGGCTCGCGCCAAGTTTGAAGCACTACGTCCAGTAGCAGCACCAGTCGCGGAGTCTCGCGACATGGGTGATGAGGCCGTACTTCGTAGCCTTATTAATGGTGAGACACGCAATGCTGATTTCCGTAGCCTGTATGCAAGTGGTGCAGCTGGAGCGTCAGTAGTTCCTACGTCTTTCTACAATACTCTTGTTGAGTACTTTGTAGAGAACGCTGGAGTTCTTGCGATGGGGCCAACGATTCTTAACACTTCTGGTGGAGAGAACCTTCAGATTCCCAAGCAGACTAGTTTCTCTACTGCTTCGCTGGTTTCTGAGACTTCAGCCATTAGTGCTTCTGAGCCTTCGTTTGGTCGCGTTACTCTTGGTGCTTACAAATTTGCGCACCTAATTCAGGTTAGCAATGAGCTGCTCAGTGACACGGGGATTAACATTGTTGACTTCCTTGCGCGTCAGTCTGGTGTTGCACTAGCTAATGGTGTTGGTGGTTACCTTGCCACTGGTACTGGTTCGTCACAGCCTGCTGGTATTACTCTTGGTGCAACTTCTGTTGCAGCAGCAGGTTCAGCAACCATCGTTGCTGATGACCTTATAGACCTGTACCATGCTCCAGCTACAGCCTACCGTAACAATGGTGCTTTCCTTATGAAGGACAGTACCTTGAAGGCTGTTCGTAAGTTGAAGGATTCTACTTCTGCTTACATCTGGCAGCCGGGTCTTGCGCTTGGTACTCCTGATACGCTTCTTGGTAGGCCAGTGTTTACTGACCCCAATGTGGCTGCTCTTGGTACTGGTAACAAGATTGTTGTATTCGGTGACCCGCGTGCTTTCTATGTGCGTATGGCTGGCGGAGTACAGGTTGCGCGTTCTGAGGATTATGCGTTCAACACTGACCTTGTTACATTTAGGTTTGTGATGCGCGTTGACTCAGCAGTGGTTGACTCTAATGGACTGTTTGTTCTTAAGAACACCTAGTCACACGCTGCTTATGGCAGTGTAAGTTATGTGGTGTGAGTCCCTATCTACACTCTGTAGGTAGGGACTCTATCCATGTGTTATCTATCTTCTGATTGGAGAAGCCTTATGCCTGCACAATATCCTAGCGCTACTCCAACACTAGACACAGGAATAACAGACGCTAGCCCTGCAACACCAGACGTACACTCTGGTTACCACGATGAACTAGCACTTGAAGTTAATGCTATCGGTGGTGACCTTGTTACTGCTAGAGGAGCTACGTCTAGTGTTGCTGCCAAGATTGCAGCAATGGACTCTACCGTATCTTCTCTTACTACAACTGTTAGTGGTAAAGAGGCTACTGCTAACAAAGGTGCTGCATCAGGCTATGCTCCACTTGACAGTGCTAGTGCTGTCCCTATTGCTAACCTTCCTACAGGTTCCACTAGTTTGACTGTTGCTATTGGTAATGATGCGCGCCTATCTGATGCGCGTACTCCTACTGCACATGTTCAAGGTGCTTCAACTATTACTTCTGGTACGTTAGATATTGCTAGGATTCCTACTGGAACTACTAGTGCTACTGTTGCTGTTGGTGATGACAGCAGACTCTCTGACGCGCGCACTCCGCTAGCACATAACCAGTCTGCAACTACCATCACTAGCGGTACGTTAGATGTTGCTAGAGTCCCTACAGGGTCTACTAGTCTTACTGTTGCTATTGGTAATGACAGTAGGCTGTCTGATTCTCGTACTCCTACTGGCAGTGCTGGTGGAGATTTAACAGGAACCTACCCTAGCCCTACATTCACTACATCTGGTGTTACTGCTGCTACCTATGGTACGTCTGGTACACAACATCCACAGATAGTGGTAGACGCTAAAGGACGTATTACTAGTGCAGCTAACGTAGATAATACTCTTGTTGCTTATGGTGGTCTTGTTAGCATTGGTCACTCTTACACACAGTATGGCCCATCTGGTGGTACATCAGATTCTTTCGCTAACTGGACTCACAGGCTTGCTGCCTTGTTAGGTATCTCTCCTGATGAAGTGTTCTTGTGGGGTAAGGCTGGCGCGCAGGCTTCTACTGCTTCTTGTGGTGATACTACTGCTGATACATCTGGTACTGGTCTTGTGCTACGCCATTTGTATCCTAACCATATCTATTCTACAAGTCTTCTTCCTGCTCCTTCTAGTGCTAGTAAGAGTCTGCCTGCATTGTTCACAATGATGTATGGCATAAACGACTCTGTGCGCGCTTGGGCTTCTACAGAGACACGCACTATCCCTACCTTCAAGCATGGTATGCGTACAATGGTGTCACGCGCTAGAGCTTCTGAGATACATGACTCACGCGATAGCACTAACGTCTATTCTGGTTTTGCTACTACTGTCTCTAATGAGACTATTCAGACTGGCCCTTCATATCGTAAGACTGTTACTAATGGTAACACTGTGACAATTACTCTTCCAGCAGATTTTGCTGGAGGCACTGTTGGAGTATGTTTCTTAGCTTGCACTGGTAATGGTTCTTCTCTAGCTACTTCTGCAACTAGCGTCACTACAGCGATTACTCTTAGTACTGGCTTCGGAGATACTTACGCACAGTTCATTAACGGAGATGTGATTCTTGTTGGTACAGAACAAATGCTTATTACTGCTGGTGGCGGCACTACTGCCTTAACTGTGACGCGAGGCTATAACGGTACTACTGCTGCATCTGCTGCTGCGTTTGCAGGAGTATCTTTACCTATGACTACTGCAAGAGTTACTTGGTCTGGGACTGCTACTGGCATGACTGGTACTACTTATCTTGCAGGTCAGGGTACTGCTTCAAGTGAGACTACTGCGCGTTCTCGTATTCC